TGCACATGTGAACCAAATTGTCAATTGTGTCAGCAGATACAGTCACAGTGTCTGTGTATGTTGCAGAGTGACAATATTGAATTAGATTTCATAGATTGGCTCGTTTATTATGTTACACAATTGGTATTGTGGATATACAGTTTTTCCATAGTTCAGCGTTTGCTGCAACCACTGGTGAGACAACGTGTTATTCGCTATGCGGCCATTAAAATCTGTTTGCCATTTTTCAATGAAGAGACCCAGGTTAGAATTCTGGGTTTTTTCAACAAATTGGAATTTGGGGAAAAAACCAAACGAAATCTTATGATTCTTTCAGCAATTGGTTTAGCCTTTGCTGGTTATAGCATGTCATCCAGTTTTTTCGAAACTTCTCCACCGCGTGATGTCAGTAAGGCACCACCCGCTTCTGTGGAGGAGGATGAAGAGGAGGAAATATATGTTACAATAGATGGTGAGAAACGTGCTGCTGTTAAAAAACATGTCCTTAGTGTTAGTTATCCATTGGAAGATAGCAAAGCCCATGATGCATCACATTTTGATGTGCAAGGGAATATGCACGGGACTGTAGAAAGTCAATTGGCAAAAGAGGCTGACCAGAATGTATGGTACAATCCTACAATAGACTTGACAAATTTTGATATGCCTGTTTCCTCTACCAGTCTGACAACAAAGACACCAAACGAATTGCGCGATGTTTTTAGTAAGAATTTGGTGCATTTGACAATATACAGCACGGATTCTAACCATACGACTCGTACGGGAGGTGTGATGTTGGTTGGGCAGATTTGTCTAATCAACTACCACACCGTAAGACATGGCGAGCATTTTAAGATTACCGTCACTCAAACTGATCCTACGTTGCGGGTAAATTCCAACATAACGATTGATATTTCACGTAGTGATATGATCCACAAGCCGGATCGGGATCTTACTGTTTTCTTAATTAAATCGTTACCACCCTATAAGGATATTTTCAAATTTTGGGTGGAAAACGATATGCACATCAGCCGCTTATGTATGCTGAAAAGAGACAAACACGCAAATGTGCGTTGTCTCGACGTACATGGTGTGCGTGTTCATGAAAAATTCCCAGTAGAAGTACTTGGTTCGGAAATGGACATGCTTTTAGGCAAAAGTAGTGAGGAAACTCGGTCCGGTGACTGTGGTTCCTTGGCTATTGGGATGACTCCACGGGGGCCAGTGTTGTGTGGTATTCACACAGTTGGTCATGGTCATGTATTTGGTGTCCCCTTTATAAAGAAGGGCACACTTAGTTATATGATAGACACTCTTATACCAAAACACTTTATTGTCCAAGGTTGTGGTGGTCCCAAATTAGGTATTGATAGTGAAGTCTCATTGTTAACACCACACCACAAAAGTCTTGTACGATATCTGGAAGCAGGTAGTGTAAACATTTATGGAACACTCCCCGGTTTTCGACCAAGACCAAAAAGCAAAGTTTGCAAGACTCCACTTAGTGAAGAAGTTTGCACACACTTTGGTGTAGGTATTAAACATGATAAACCAGCCATGACAGGTTGGGAACCATGGAGACAGAATCTAGTCCAAATGGTAGCACCGGTTGTCACCTATGACAGGTCATTGCTCAAACGTTGTGTTAAGGGATATTTCGATGAAATAATGCAAGGTTTACCAGAAGGTTGGGAGAAGGAGTTGCTCTTTTTGAGCAACAGAGCTTCCATTAATGGATTACCTGGTGTAAAATTTATTGATAAAATGAACACGAACACTTCCATGGGTTTCCCGTGGAATACAACAAAAAAGCAGTACCTGCATTTGTGTCCAGATGAACTCTATCCTGATGGCGTTGATTTTGATCCAGAAGTATGGCAACGTGTAGATGATATAAAAGCTAAGTATGCACGTGGTGAACGTGCTTTCCCTGTTTTTGTAGGTCATTTGAAAGATGAAGCCACACCAAAGGAAAAGTGCAAGATCAAGAAGACGAGACTTTTTGCTGGTGGACCTGTGGATTGGAGCCTGGTTGTGAGATCACGACTTTTGACTTTTGTTCGGTTGGTGCAGAAAAATTCTTACATCTTCGAGTCGGGCCCAGGAATGGTAGCCCAATCCGAGGCCTGGGATAAATTGCGTCAGCATTTGACCCAGCATGGTGCAGAACGCATGGTCGCTGGAGATTACAAATCTTACGATAAAGGAATGATTGCTGATTTTATTTTGGCAGCTTTTGAGTTTATTTGTATGTTCTATGAGCGTGCAGGTTTTGCAGAGGAAGAGATCAGGGAAATTTTTTGCATTGGAAACGACATTGCATTCCCCTTGACTAATATCAATGGGGACATATTGGAATTCTTTGGAACAAACCCCTCTGGCCATCCTCTCACAGTCATCATTAATGGCATTGTAAACTCATTATATATGCGTTATGCTTTTGGTGCTTTGGGAGGTTCAGTAGAACATTTCAAAATCTTTGTTGCTTTATTTACTTATGGTGATGATAATGTTATGGGAGTTTCTGAAAGGGCTTCTTTTTTCACTCACACCACTATCCAAAGTGTTTTAGCAACAATAGGTGTGCGTTATACTATGGCTGACAAAGGTTCGGCCTCCATACCATATATACATATTGATTCTGTATCTTTTCTTAAGCGCACTTGGCGTCTTGATGAAGATATAGGTTGCTACGTGTGTCCTCTGGAGGAAGAATCTATCCATCGTTCACTGACTGTGTGGTTGCCTTCGGGTACCATTAATTCATACGAACAGATGGTGGCAGTTATTGTCTCTGCCAATAATGAGTATTTCTTCTATGGTAAAGAGATATTCAATAGACATAATGAATTTTTCCGTAC